AACTCTGCGAATGATTTTTTAGGAATTTTATCTTCTTTATTATACTCTTCTTCTTGTCCATTGTCAATTATGTCTTCTTGTGCTTTCTGTTCGCAATCATATAATCTCATCTTTGCTCGATCAATACCAATAACAAATCGTTTGTATATTGTAGGATCATTATATCTATTCTTTAATTGTTTTACCATAATTTGATTTAATCCTTCCAACTCTTCGGTAGAGATAAGAGCAAACATAAGATCAGCAGTAGCAGGTAAACCAAAGGACTCACTGGTATCGGTAAGATCCACATCAGAACTAGCATAACCAGAACGAGTGGTCTGAGTAGCAGATACGATAGGTAAATTTGCTTCGACTGCAAGACCTCTGAGTTCTTCTGCGATTGCTTTGATGTACGAGTAACTATTGACATTACTTCCTGCTCTGTATCTTGATGATGCACATATATTTAAGTAATCAATAAAAATAATATCTGGTTTAAAAGATTTCTTTAATGATAATTCATTTAATAATGCTTTGAAATGTCCTGCGTGAGCAGATGCAGTTGGATATTCTTTTATTATTAACTCTCCTTCTGTTTTCTTTTTAAGTTTATGAACCTTCTTTTCAAACATTGCTTTGGGCAAATCTGTAATGTTTTGAATATTAACATTTAAAAGATTAGCATCAATTCTTTCAGCAATTTTCTCCTCAGCCATCTCAAGCGTGATGTATAATACGTTCTTGCCTTGGAGTAACACACCGCTTGCGACATGACACATAAACAAAGACTTACCAACACCAGTGCCAGCCAAAGCAATATTGAGTGTTTTATTTGGAATGCCACCCTTCGTAATCTTATTGAAAAGATCGAGGTCGAATTCAATTCTTTCTTCCTTTCTATGATAGGATTCATACCTGTCTTCATAATCTTCTAAGTAATCGTGTCCTATATGATTATCGAAAGAAACAGCCAGAGCGTCAGAGAGAATGCTAGGAATAGCATCCCTTCCTTTTTTGTCATCTTTTCCATCTGCTAAAGAAATAGATTCCATTAATGCTAAGTATATAGCACGATCTCTACACCATTTCTCAGTTGTATCTACTAACCATTGATTATCTACTTTATCATCAGTAAATAAAGAAACAGCATCTCTAGATTCTTTTATCTCAGTTTCATTTAAATCATCTCTATCCTCTAACTGAATTGCTAGTGCTTCAGTTGTAATTGAACTTCCATACTTAACAATGAATTTACTAATCTCTTCAAAGATAACTCTTTCAATTCTTTGTTCAAAGTAATCAAGTTGAATGAAAGGAATTACTTTACGAGAAAACTCTTCATCGTAAATTAGATTTCTGAGGATAGTAGTCTCAATTCTTTCCATTAACAATAATGTACATATGTACTCATAATATATTTTGATTCCTTTTTAGGAGGTAATCCTAAATGAGGATACTCCCAAGTGGGAGGAAACACTATTACTCTACCAGATACTGGTTCAATATTCAAGTCATGTGAAGGAAACAAAGTATTTCCATCATTGTCATTCAAATAAAATAAGAAAGCAAGTGCTCTCATTGAAGAGTAAAAGTCAGTTACATCAACATGTTCATCGAATCTTTCATTACCATTATTATAATATCTCTTAACTCTAAATTCTTCTAACTTTTTAAACTGAGGAATATATTTTGATTTAGTATCAATTTTATATTGATAATATACTTGTTGTACAATAGGAGTAAGAAGTTTTACAATACCATTTGATACTCTATTGAGATTCATTTGTGTGAAGCAAGGACAATGATCCTTGTCAACATACTCTTGTTCTTCAGTATTTTTTTCAAATAATAAAATTAAATCTCTACAGATTTTACCTGGTATTGTATTGTCATATACGTTAACCATATGAGTATTCTTCTTTTGATATATCATCTAACTTCTGCATTACTTCTTCTGTAAAATACTTATCTGGATTCTTATATATTTCTTTTGCATATACTTTCTTACCATCCATCTCGTATCTACCCGCAACATTCTTCCAGAGACCACCAAGTTCTCCTAATTCAAGAAGACCATAGTATCTATCAAGACCTCTTTCATCATAGTAGAGTCTTATATCTACTTGTTTGTTTTCTTTTGAGAGTCTACTTTTAGCCGTCTTAGCTTT